TCATCTTTTTAACATTTCATATAAAGCATCGCCAATAATTTCCTCGTTATTGCCTCCAGATTCAACTTGATAGATGATTTTTGACATTTGTGGTTCAATAAGGAAGTATAACATTTCTATCTTTTCACGAAAAAGTACCTGATAATATACTGCGTCTTGAAATTTAAGTTTATTTGCGGCCAGTGCGGCCACTTCGGCTTTAGAATAAAGAGTCACCACTTTAATAAGCCAGCTGGACATTTCATTAACTTTTTGAATATATGATTCTTGAAACTTGCCACTGCTTACAATCAATTTGGCAATTGTCAGTGACAGAGCCATCTTACTCGTGCGCTCTGCTGATTCATATGCTTTCTCACCAATTTTTTGCTTTATATAAGATACAAGGGTGTTGCTTTTTTCGTCTCCGAGACGCTTAAAAGTTTTCTGGAAATAAAGCTGAACCATATCGAGAACAACATCGTTTCTTTTATAAATTTCTAATAAAGATAAATACAAACGCTTATCTTCACCCCATTGTTCATGACATGTGCTTCTGTAATATTTGTCAGGCATCATGCATGAGCCATAGTTAATAATACGCTGGCTTCCAAGCTTAACGTCTTCGACGGTTTGCATGTGAGTGGCATAGACCTCCTTCACAGCTTTAGTTAAAGCAATTGCCAGCCTTTGATCTGACTGCGCTTTCAATTTGAGATAGTTTTCTGCCATTTCCATGAGCCTTGTTGTAACATTTATGGTTAATGATTGATCATGGTCGCTTGCAGGAGCAAGGATAAAGATGAAAAAAAGTCGTAAAATACTCGTTTACGTTATAGCTGCGATTATTGCTCTCCTAATAATTCCTGAGATCATCTTAAGGGAAGTTCCAAATGACATGCTTGCTAGTCTTGGAGACTTTACAAGTTTGGGCGGTTTAATAAGCCCTTTCCTCTCTGCGATGATTTTTATTGGTGTATCGTCAATACTGATCGGGATTCTCAGCGTGTATGCAGTGAGACAATTTTACCGTTTTTTAGTACGCGTGAAGAGTAAATAACCTGACATGAAATAGGGTTAGGCACTACTCAGATACAGCGACCTATTGCTGCGCTGGTTTACCGGATATGAGGGGTGTTAGCAGCCCGCCGAAAAAGGCTTCCAGCGACTTTTTGTGCGTGAACTGGTCGGCGTGTTTGAGCGCAGCTGGCCCTGTTCGTTCCAGCATCCCACGCTGAAAGAAATCGCCGGCTGGCTGACAGAGCACAGCGGCATCACGGTCACGGTGCCGGATGCGGCCTACAGCGACAGGCCGATCCCGCACTTCACCCATTCCGGCAGCGGGTTCCAGTTGCTGGATAATCTGGGCCGCGCGTTTGGTGTGAATGATTACGTCTGGTATCAGCTGCCGGATGGCTCTCTTTATCTGGGCGGCGCGGAAAAGGCGCTGTTTGCCGGGCGGCCCGTGGATATTCCGGCAGACTTTAACCAGGGCGCTGCCGGTGGCAACAGCATGACCATCCCTCTGGTGCAGACCCTGCGCCCCGGTGTGGAGGTGAACGGACAGCGGGTGACGAAAATAAACCTGTCCGGTGACAACATGACCATCACATGGACGCCGCGCGACAAGGCAACCGGCAGGCCGTTACAGAAAACCCCGATTCAGCGCCAGATAGAGGCGCATTATCCTGAGCTGGCCTCCGGGCTGCATCTGCCGAAATTTGCGCGGGTGGTGGCGCACAGCGAGCCGGTGAGCAGCGGGAATTTTTCTGATCCGTTCCGCCCGCGCTATGCCGTTGACGTGCAGCTGCTTGACGCAGACGGTAAGCCGGACGGTAACACGCCGGTTTATTCCGCCGTGCCGCTGCCGGTGCCGATGGCCGGTAATGATTCGGGGATGTTCCAGTTTCCGCCGGAAGGCACGCTGGTTGAAGTGGGCTTTACCGGCGGGCGTGCGGATAAGCCGTTTGTACGCCAGGCCGTGCCGGATGGCACAAGCCTGCCGGACGTGAAGCCGGGCGAGCAGCTGCAACAGCAGCGGGAAGAAGTGTCACAACGCGTCACGCAGGCCGGTGACTGGGTGCGCAAGACTGACCAGACCATCAGCGAAACATCCATGAGCCGCGAAGTGACCGCAGACCTGGAGCGCCGCGAGCTGGTCAGCCGTGAAACCACGGTAAAAGCCACGGATAAAACCACGGTACTGGGAACGGTCAGCCTGCTGGCCGGTGCCGTTCAGCATGTGGCCACCGGCGATTACGCCATCGCAGCCAGCGGCAAATTTCTGGCCCGCGTGGAAGGCGATGCCGAAGCTGAAATTGACGGCCACCAGAAAACGCACGCGAAGGGCGGCATTGAGACGCAGACCGATGGCGGGCTGACCGAGAAAATCGCGCAGCTGCGTAAAAGCGTCGCGGCGGGCGGTCAGCAAATTATGGGGCCAACGGTACACATCGGCAGCGAAAGCGTTAACACGCTGCAAATGATGCTGGATACCATAGACCTGCTGGCACAGCTGGCCAGCCAGTGCGCCAGCCATTCACACCCCGGCACCGGCGGGCCTACCACTGCCGCCGCGTTCAGCCAGACGGCGGCGCAGGCGACACAGACCCGCAGCCGGTACGAAAACATTATCGCCTGATCCGACAAAATGCCCGCCAGTACGCGGGCTTTTTTATGCCTGTCATTAACCCATCCAGAACGCACCACAGCGCCCGCATCGCGTTGACCGCGCACCGCCATCCCTGAAACAGATCCCGCCCGCCTCGTTGCGCTGACGCAGCCACAGCCCCACAAAATAAAACGTTCGCAGACAAAAACGGCACTACACCGCACCCGCCTGCAAGTTTTGGATCACAAAAATTTTTCAGTTTTATTTTCCTACAAACCAGACCGCCAGACCGCGCCAGTTCTGGCAGCTTTACGGCAATCCGAAACTGAAAAGATTGAAAAGAATTTCAGTATTTTTCAGTGAAATTGATCCGATGAGGATTTTGTGAATTCTCAACCAACAGATAAATAAGGATATTTATTTTTTTATGTGAAGCTGGAGGAACAAGTCATATACAGAAACATAACTTTGAAAAGTTAGCAGAAGTCAAATGGGGCGCGGGTTGACAGTAAAATTTACAATGGGACTGGAGTGAAAAAATTGAACGACATGGATCATTTTTTGCGAGTGGGCAAACTGTACTTCATATGGGAATCAGCGGAAACTTGGGATGCAACAATCGAAATTACTGCTCATGGATTAAGCCGCGTGGCGTAGCATACAAAACAGAGCAGCAGACGCTCACCGATGCGATTGAGCTTAACAGCAAGAGTTGTAAGCAATTTTATTAGGAAATATAACTTTTTGGCTCAGTGGTTGAGCCGAACCGTCTGGGATTCGGCTCAATTGGAATTCTTCATCTACGATTAATTTGCATGGCTAGCCCACAAGTGCCTTGATTGTGGCTTCGGCTGCCGATCCCAATACCGACATTACACCAAAATTTATTTCCTGAAGTGAAGCCAGACTCATTTATTCTTAGTTCATCACCATTTATCTTAACTTCTACCCCGTTGCAATATAGGCTCCCTCTTGTTATCACAACTTTATTAGGAGGTTTAAAATCAATCTCGAGCAAAATTACTCTCTCTTTTTCTCTTATAGTCAATTTTGTGCCGACAAGTTGTATGTCCCAAGCATTAATGTTGTAAATCAACTGGTTGTTTATGATTGTTAGCAAAGGATTATTTTCACGGTCGAATAAGTTAACGTTGAGCAAGATATGATTGTCTTGAATAACAAAACCTATAAGTGGAATTCCATCCACCATCACTGGAGCGACCCAAACAAAGGATTGTTCTTCTGTGATCGGAGTGAAAAACTCATCAGTCCCAATTTTTACGCTCATCTCGGAGCCTGAAAAATGAAGAGTGTATGGCGGAGATACCCCTGCACGAAGGTTGAAAGGGTCTAGATTGGCTTTGCGTACATCTTCTTTTGGCAGCCACCCATTAGTTTTTTCTTTATGATGTTTATCACATAGCAGGGTAATCTCCTCTGCAACGTGTCTTTTCACTTCCGCCCATTCCTCCATATGTTCATATTCATATAGGGGGGTCCCACAAATTACACATCCAAACCCACAGCGTTGCCGGACTTCCCTCTGAATAGGTCTTGGTATGTTCCTGCTCGTACATGCAGCACTTTCAGTCATAGTGCGTTTCCTCGGATTAGTCGGCGTTTGTTGCCAACCGGTCTAAGAAAGATAGATCAGCGACAAAATTTTCTTTAAGAAGAACTCTGCTAAATCAATGTACTTGTATGGAGTGGAGCTGGAAAGACATGATACCGAAAAATCTTGCGACACTTTTGCGACAGTCATATGTTAGACAACAAAAAAGCCACTCAATCGAGTGGCTTAATTATATGATTTTAAAGCTAAAATTTGGTGGCCCCTGTTGGGTTTGAACCAACGACCAAGCGATTATGAGTTCCTACTGAAACAACCGAAAATCAATAGTTTGCTTTATTTTACATCGACTTAGTTTGCCAGTGTTTGCCAAAAAATCACGATTTTTTGCCTTCTATATCGCCATTCTATCGCCATTCAATGTAAATATGTGTGAAGCTGAATCAATGACCTTGAACTGGCTATAGCTTCTCAAAATTTCACAGCCGTTGAAAAAAAATTTTTGCAAAAAACTGGCAGCAAGAAATTTCTATGTGCTCGAGTCTGTAATTGACATTGTCTAATTTATATCACATTTTTATAATACCACTCTATGATTTTTACGAGTTTGGAAATATGCTCTGCTGTTTTTTCATATGGTTGTGGTGCAATTGTATGTGCTATTGCGTTTCTGTCAGAATAAGCGGATTTAAGATCATCAATCATTGGTGGTGGAAGAATATATCCGTAAGATGGTAATAATAGTTTCGCTCTATTCATAAACGTTTCTGACTTGATTTTATTTTGTGCTGTCGATATATTTCCATGTTCCTTGAATAGAACTATTTCAAAAAAAGTACGCTCGACAGCAGAAATGGCAGATGTCAACGCTATTTCATGAAAGCCATCTTCTAAAAGTAATTTTGATTTATAGATGGCTTTGATAACATTTCTGCATTCCCATGTGGCTGGAGCTATATCCCATGAACCAAGATGATTTCCCGGATCATAAAGTTTATCATCAAGCCATGTATATCGCTCGCCATGCTGAATTGAGCGGACTTGCAACATTGCATCAATGTTATGATTAGCCGAGTTAATCCATACAAAAACAGAATTAATTAATTGATTATGACCAAAAGGCCAACCCGCAAAGCGAGGACCAGTAATTGAATTAATGGCTTCCAGATATTTTGATACTAGCTTATCTCTGGATTCGTTATCAAATATACCATGGAATATCCTGAAATCATTATCTGTTGCTTCGGTTCCGGCAAGGCTACTAAGTCGTTCATCTGGTAATGTGAATAATGCTGTTTTATCATAAACAATAACTCCAGGTAAATGATCCCAGAATGTCATGACATCAGTCTTGGATTTTGCCTTTTTAATGGCCGATACACCCCAACTATTATAAGGATCATGTGAACGATTCAGATAGAAGTCTGAGGGGTAATAGTGAATGTCACTCTCAAAATCTCCCTCACCATCGATGGCGAAAGTATATGGGGAAAAATGGAATGACATCCCCAGAAAATGGCTACCACCAGGTCTACTTAACCAACAATCGGGAAAATCATCTGGAAAGGTTTCGTTTATGTTCCACATGGCATCAGGATGTTGCCATTTTCCTGAAATTGAGTCCCAACGAGTCATTGAATGATCCTTTATTGATTTATCACAGTTGTATAGATGGTAAAGATGTCGTCAATTCAATTATTAATAATTCGCAATTTTTATATAACCAAAGCCATCACTGAAAGGAAGTTGAGTAAGGAGGTGTTGTATGTTTTTAGGCGTTTTCAGTGTAATGTGGCTAGGGTTATCATTTAACATATCTTCTTGTCGTTCTAGATAATAATCATAATCCATCCTCCGGAGATAATTATAAAAATAAAATTCTTCAGCAAATTCTAAAAGAAAGGCTTGTATGTAGAGAGCAGTTACTCTTGTAGCGGAGATCAAAAGACTATATAAAACATGCCACATCTCGGCTGAACCGTAGTACTCAGGTATGAGATTTATAGGAATGGTTCCATGAGCGATGAAATTCCTGGGATTCCGAACTATATGAAGGCCATGACACTTATGATTTTTTTGGTAATCATTTATAGTACTTATTTTAGGTTTGTATTCTTGTATATATTTATCAAATTTTATGAATAAATTTTCACAATAATGATGGAAGCCTTCAGGTAGATTATTATCATCTATTTTTTCAAATAAAAGAACGCTTTTCTTGCTTTCAGTGAATTCTCTTTTATTTTTTATCTCTTTTGAAGATGGTTTGTAATAAGTGCTGACGAAACGGTATGTTTCTTCTAGTGCGTTAGATACATATAGAAAACGAGTTAGCGCTGTAGAGTATTTACTATAATGTATTCGCTCAGCCTCATAGGTATCAGCAGCAGGTCTGCACCATATAAAATCAGAACCGGCATATTTTTCAGGTTTAATTCTAACTTCATCCAGAAAGGATGACAGTTTAAGCCACTCAGCTATATTGGAGAAAATGTTGTATTTCCTTGAAGTAATGTATTCACAAACAATAGATAATTCATAAAGGTGATCATCTAGTCTGCTAAGTTTTTCGCACTGGGAACACTTTTTCATTGGTTATCCTTAAATACATTTAAAGGATTAAGTTTTACCGCATCTTCTAAATGATCGGGGGCGAAGTGCGCATACCGCATAGTCATTTTGATGTCGGTATGGCCGAGCACGCGCTGCAAGACCAAAATATTACCACCATTCATCATAAAGTGGCTGGCAAAGGTGTGGCGCAAAACGTGAGTGAGTTGTCCTGCAGGCAGTTCGATACCTGTTCTTTCTAGAGCAGACCGAAATGCGCCATAACAATCACTAAACAGCCGACTCTTTTTATCAACAAGAAGAGACTCGTACAGCTCTTCACTGATTGGGACGGTGCGGTTTTTTCTGCCTTTCGTGTTGGTATAGGTGATTTTGTATTTCGCGAGTTGGCTTTTTTTCAGGCTTTCGGCCTCAGACCATCGAGCGCCAGTGGCGAGACAAATTTTTACCACGGTTTCTAAATCAGGATGGTCATGCCGCTTGCATTCTCCAAGCAGTAGCGAAATCTGGTCGTGAGTTAGCCAGGCCATTTCCATTTCTTCTGTGCGAAAAGGGCGCATATTTTTAAGAGGATTTTCGCCTTTCCATTCCCCTAAGCGATTAAGCTCATTAAACATTGCCCGAAAGTAGGCCAGTTCAAGATTAAGCGTGCGGGGTGATACTTCTTTCACTCTGTTTGAACGGGCATATTCGCCCTTTAGCCGCTTTTCTCGGTAGCGGGAAAACATTTGCGCATCAAAATCGTGCGCGAGCGGTTCCCCCATACACTCGAAAGCATGATGCATCGCGAGCTGGCGTTTGAGGCCGTCTTTCAGAGTTATGCCGTGAGCGCTAAACCACGCGTCAACCAGATCCTTTAACGTACGCCTGTCTGCTTTTTCTTCCTGCCACGGGTTTCGTACTGTGTATTGCTCAAAGGCCAACGCCTCACCTTTGGTGGCGAATTTCTTTCTAATGCGTTTGCCTTTTGCCCCGTTTGGATAGAGTTCGCAAATCCAGCCGCCAGCAGGATTTTTACGGACAGTCATTAATTAACCTCACTATATACACCCATCACGCGACCTAACGCTTTAATGTCGTCAAATCCACATTCAAAGGGAACCTTACCGCCAGCAACATGTAGCTTTCTGCCGGGCAACTTCGTTAGTTCTCGAATGCTAATAGCGCCTTCAATATCGACAAGCCATTCCCCGTCAGAAAGAGAGGCATTTCGTTCGATGAAATGAAGTTTTCCGTCAGAGTAGACAGCTATAGGGTTTGTTAGCGGTTTGCTAAAGAACTTGCCGGCAATGCTCAAATCACCATCACCAACTAGTGATTCTTCACTTAATGTGAATTTTTCCACGATTTGGGTATCGTTTTTCGCGTTTCCGGTTGCTGGTGATCCCTTGCCAGTGAGCAGCCACGCGAGATTTGCACCTGTTTCTAGGGCGCAATGCACAATAAAATCATAAGAAATAGAATCGCGGCTGTACCTGTTAGCAAGAGAGCTGGATGCAATTTCGAAATGCCTAGCTAATTGAATTTTCTGCGAAAAACCATAAGCCTCGCAGATCCTATCTAACACTTCTTCATTGTTTAACCCAAGACCTTCAATTCTCATGTAGCTTTAACCTATTTACAAACTCCATTTTGGGAGTTATGTTAAGCCTATACCTAGGCAATTAATGGCGAACGTTGGCAAACAGATGGCTATTAATTGCAATGTTTAGTAAAAGGGGAATCATGCAACATGGCTTCTGAAATCGCAATCATCAAAGTGCCTGCACCTATCGTTACTCTGCAACAATTCGCAGAGCTTGAGGGTGTTTCTGAGCGAACCGCTTACCGCTGGACAACCGGCGACAACCCTTGTGTACCAATCGAACCGCGCACCATCCGTAAAGGCTGCAAGAAAGCAGGTGGCCCTATTCGCATCTATTACGCACGCTGGAAAGAAGAACAGTTGCGTAAGGCGTTGGGGCATTCCCGTTTTCAGCTTGTCATCGGCGCTTAATTCACTTTATGTGAATTGTAAGGATGCAGCATGTTTGATTTTCAGGTTTCCAAACATCCCCACTATGACGAAGCGTGCCGGACTTTTGCACAGCGTCACAATATGGCGAAGCTGGCTGAGCGTGCGGGGATGAATGTTCAGACTCTGCGCAACAAGCTCAACCCCGAACAGCCTCACCAGTTAACGCCGCCTGAATTGTGGCTGCTAACTGACCTGACCGAAGACTCAACCCTCGTTGATGGCTTTCTTGCGCAGATCCATTGCCTGCCATGCGTGCCGGTTAATGAGCTGGCTAAAGACAAATTGCAGTCTTATGTCATGCGTGCAATGAGTGAACTCGGCGAACTGGCGAGCGGTGCGGTCTCTGATGAGCGACTGACCTCTACCCGTAAGCACAGCATGATCGACAGCGTTAACGCGGGTATTCGCATGTTATCTCTTACAGCGCTTGCGCTTCAGGCGCGTTTACAAGCTAACCCGGCAATGTCCAGCATGGTTGACACGATGAGCGGCGTTAGCGCCACGTTTGGCCTGATGTGAGGTGAAGCATGGAGCCCTCTCTTGCTTCACTGTTAAAAAAACAAAGCCCGTCCATGCATTACGGACATGGCTGGATAGTCGGTAAAAAAGGTCAGCGCTGGCACCCGAGCCGCGATCAGTCGGCATTATTAAACAGCCTGCGCAACAGCGCTAAACCTTCATTGGTGAGCCGGATAAAACTTTTCTGGAGTCGGTATGAATCAAAACACCTTATCAGCACCAATTAAGCCAGGTGCGAAGCCGTTTAATAATGCCCTTTGTGAAGAAACCCGACCGGAGAAAATGACCGGTACGGAATGTTTTGCGCGGTTTCATCATCAGTTAAAGGCGACGCAAAACGGTGCGCTGCGTAATTTCAACAAACTTGACAATAACTTTAAGTTTGTCGTGATGACGCTGGCTAACCGCATGGAGCCGGGAACATTCAAAAGCGATGAGGTTGGAAAACCGTTTGAATATTTCGACCAGCCCCGCCGGTTAATGCTTATCAGGGCGATGAATGAAATAACGCGATGGGGCGATATCCTGCCGCGCCGTTTCTCGCTGCATGAAGCTGTATTACCCGAGTAAATAACCCGTAAAGAAATTAATGGCGTAAACCCGCCGGGCATTTTTTTGCCCAAATTCAGGAGAAAGCAATATGCGTAATATGCAGACACGTAAAACCCAAATTGGTCCGGACGATGCCGGAATTGTTTCGATGCTGGCCGAGGCGCGTCTGGATGAGCGTCGCGGTCGCGCTGATGTGATGGCCTCCCGCCTCGATAACCTGGCCGATCATATTGCTAATGGTCGGTTGTCCAGTACCGAGGCCGCCGAGCTGCTGCGCGATGAGGCAGTGAAGATTGTCAACGAAGCGCAGGAGCTACACTGATGGCCGATGCAATGGACCTTGTACAGCAGCGCGTCGAGGAAGAACGCGAGCGCCATATTAACAAAGCGCGCAGCCGGCAGGCTGCGCCTTCTCGTTTCCTCTGCGAATCATGCAGCGGGCCTATCCCTGAAGCGCGCCGCGCCGCATTACCGGGTGTTGAGCTTTGTGTGACCTGCCAGGAAATATCAGAACTGAAATCCGCGCATTACCGGGGCGCCGTATGAGACCTGGCAACAGTAAACCACTGCGTGACGGGGTGTGACGGTGCCGGAATTTTTGCACGCATGGAACGCGCCACACGAGGCCATCGCCAGCCCGTATCTGACCTATGAACAGGAGCGCCGCCGCGATCGGATGATTGCGGCGCTGCTGCATGCGCGTAACGAGCTGGAAAAACAGCCTGACCTGGTGCGCTACGGCGTGCGCCGTCGCGCCGACGAGCTGGAGCGCGAGCACGATGTTCAGCGAGCTAATGCCTTTCTGGTGAATTTCACCCGGAGGGCATTACCGCGCCTTGAACTGGTTGCGGCGAAATATCGTATCGAGGCCATTTCGCCAGATGTGGCCCTGCCGGTTTTTGATGGCCGGGATGATGTGTCAGCCCGTTACCTGACAACCCGGCTTGTAAACATTACCGCGCGTTATAACCGCCTGGCTGACATGTCGAAAGCCGATATCGATTTGCTTGCCGGCGATATCGCCAATTTTATCGTTGCTGAATTAGGCACTGTTGAAATCCAGGAGGGCAGCGAGTTAAAGGCGCTGCACGCCTCGTATATGTGCGCCGCGCGTATCACCCGCCACTTTAAAAACGTCCCGCCCCTGTGGGAAAAAATCACCACAAAATATGTGACCGCCGAAGATGTAGGGCCGGCAGTACTGCGAATGGCGACTGAAAAATGGTGGACGGGCCGCCTTCGCCGCGTCGCCGCAGAATGGCGCGAGCATCTGCACATCGCGCTCGGGAACGTCAGCAAAAAGCGCAGCGCGTATGCCAGCAAAAGCTGTGTGAGTGACTGGCGAGAACAAAAGCGCCGCACCCGCGAATTTATCAAGGGCATGGAACTTGAAGATGAAGTAACAGGTGAGCGTATCAGCCTGCTCGATAAATACGACGGTAGCGTCGCCAACCCGGCGATCCGCCGTTGCGAGCTGATGATCCGCATCCGCGGCTTCGAAAATATCTGCAATGAGCTCGGCTATGTTGGCGAGTTCTACACGCTGACCGCCCCGTCTAAATTCCACGCCACCACAAAGGCCGGCTACCGTAACAGCAGATGGAACGGCGCAAGCCCGGCGGACACACAGCGCTATTTAACCGGGCTGTGGGCGCGTATTCGCGCGAAGCTGCACCGCGACGATATTCGCATATTTGGTATTCGCGTTGCCGAGCCGCACCACGACGCCACGCCACACTGGCACATGCTGATGTTTATGCTGCCGGAAGATGTCGACCGCGTGCGCGCCGTGATTACCCGCTATGCCCGGGAAGAAGACCATCACGAACTTAAAAGCGAGAAGGCCCGCAGGGCCCGTTTTCACGCTGAAGCTATCGACCCGGACAAGGGCAGCGCCACCGGCTACGTGGCGAAATACATCAGCAAAAATATCGACGGTTACGCGCTTGATGATGAGCGCGACGACGAGAGCGGCGAAATGCTCAGGGAAACCGCGCCGGCGGTATCGGCCTGGGCGGCACGCTGGCGTATTCGTCAGTTTCAGTTTGTGGGCGGCGCACCGGTGACGGTTTACCGCGAGCTGCGCCGGATGGCCGACGCTGAAACAGCGAAAGGGCTTAGCGTGGAGTTTGCGCTTGTGCATGATGCCGCTGATGCGGGCGACTGGGCAGGCTACGTTAACGCCCAGGGCGGCCCGTTTGTGCGCCGTGATGAGCTTCAGGTGCGCACATGGTACGAAAGCACGGACGCAGTTAACGAATACGGCGAAGAGTGTGCGCGCATACGTGGGGTTTACGACAAAGAAGTCGGCGACTGCACGCCCATTATTACGCGGCTCACGCAGTGGAAGATTGTTGCTAAACGGCCGCAGGCCGAAGGTTTTGAAGTTAAGGGCGCTTCTGCGCCCTCTCGGAGTTCTGTCAATAACTGTACGGGAAGTGAAAGCGATCCACCGATACTGGATTTAACAAAACCTCTGAGTCAGCGTGAACGTCGAGGTCTGACCAGTCGAATCAGGAAGCAAAAGCCAGTAATACGGCGAAAATCCATCTACGGAAAGGATGAGCAAAACGAAGCTATAGCGAAAACTATCGACGAGATACATCTGACAACCGGCATCACAATCAGCCGGGGCGAAGCCATGCACCTGATGGCTGGTGGTAAAAGTTGTTTTGATGGCAAATGGCTACACGGAACGGTCAAAGGAGAAATATTTTCCGCAGCGCCATCGCAAGAGGCTAGAGCCAGGAAAATCCTTAATCGTGTTGCGGCTTTAGCTGGCTGACAACGAAAAATAACCATTAATGTTCATCTATATCATGAACATAGGACATATTTGACTGTGATTTTTTCTTCCCAATGTCTGTTAACACATGATACTGTGTATTTATACAGTAAAGCGATGGGGAGGTTGTGTGGATAGAGAGCTAAACGAACACGTTATGATTGAGCGGGTCGAGATGATTGCGCGTCTGACGGCTGAAGGTCCATGTCAGGAGAGAGACCGTGAAATCGCATTAAATCTGATTGCGGAAATAGCAAGAGGAAACCTAATGAAAAACAATAATTTTTCTGTTGTTTTTTCCGCGCCGCCCGTTGGTGAATCCTTTGCAAAGGATGGCAAAGTGAAAGTAAATATCACGCTGGATAAGGACCAAAAAATCTGCCAGTCGATAATTGATGCTTTTCAGTGCGAATTGACCAGGCGAATACAGTCTATTTTCCCGTCAACGCGCGTTATTGTTAAAAAGGGATCCATGACCGGTGTCGAGCTGATGGGGTTCGATAAAGATTCAGACCGCGAAGCGCTGGATAGCATCCTTCAGGAAGTGTGGGAAGATGAGAGCTGGCGTTAATCCTTGAAAAATGTGCAATCCTCGACCCCATGTTTGATAGCATGGGGTTGTTTTGTATGGGGATTACACACAAGGAAAATCATGGATACCGTAATAGCATTTTTATCTCTGGCTCTCTTTATTGCTTTTATCGTGGGGTTAATCAAGCCTTCGCTGGTTCGAATGCCGAACCGTAAGCGCTCCAGTGCGGTTTATCTCGGTGGCTGTCTGGCGCTGGCGATTATTGGCTCAATCTTATGGCCGACTGAAAAAAGTCAGCCTGTGGCAAAAGCTGACGTACCGGCGGTTAAAGCGGAACCGGCTACGCCAACGTTTGAGTACGCGGATAAAACCCTAAAAGAATATCGCAACGAGCCAAAAGAAACCCGGCACGATATCGTTAAAGGCTATGTTGGCTTCAAAGGTGTACCGGCCAGCTCTGCTGATGCCTTTTATGCCTGTATTAGTGAATACACTTTTACTAAAGATGATGCGTTAAAGCTTGGTGATGTATTAGGGTGGTGTTTCAACGACTTCGAGAAGGATCCGCAATCTCTGAATAATAAAATCAACCTTGACACATTTCAGGGTAATTTTAGCGGTTGGGATGGGTCTTATCGCCCGTTAGAGAAGCTGATAAAAGCTAGCATGAATGATGATTCCTCTTATAAACATGTTTCAACAGCCTACCATCTAATTTTGAATAAAGACCCTCATGCCGTTGTAAAAACAACGTTTCGCGGCACGAATGCTTATGGTGGCGTGGTTAAACAGACCGTAGCGGCACGCGTCAACGTGCGAACGGGTGAGGTCGATTCGATACTAGACAATTAAACAATATAGTGGCAAACGCCGCCGGTGCTGAAACTTGTTTCCAGTGCTGGCGGGGTTGAACAACGAGCCCCGCGAGGCGTTAGCCTGTCCTGTAGAGACCGACCCTTACCGGCACTGTTAAAGCCGGTTTAATTATGCCCTTTTCCCGCGATTTCTCTTTTTTAGCCGTGCATGCAACAGGTGCATGGTTTCGCCTGCGTCAGGCTTGCCCGTTCTGGCCGTGTACCTCCAGAGCTGGCGCGGATCCAGCATAGTCATGCAGCTGCATTAAAACCGACTCATAAAGCGGGCAGGCGAGGCGGGGATAGCATTGCGCGCTTTATTAAAATTTTAATTTACATTTTAAGCAACGCGTGAGTATCATTAATTTTTCTTTTTTTTTGGAGTCAATGGGATGAGTCTGATAGAGAGAGATGAGTCAGAGGTAGAAGAGAGTAGTGGTGCACTTTCTCATTCGAGAGATATGGATGTTAAGCTCAAGATGTATCAAGAGGCTTATCACCACATAACCGGTAAAACGGAGAAGATATCATTTAAATCTTCTGCGGATTTGCTTATAGATTTTGATGAGTTAAACCAAATTCATCACAAAATAATGCAATTGTGCGGCGTTCATAACATTATAGCAAAAACCGAATCAATTACTATTTTTCATACAAAAGAACGTAAGGAAAACTTTACCTCATTTGAACGGTTTAAAATTTATAATAAAAGCATTACCAGTCCCACTCTCACGGCTTTACTGGAATATAATTTTTCTATACTGCCTGCTGGGAGTAGAAATCCACAACAATATAAAGTAACAATTCGTTTGAATTCACGTGTGGCATTGATGAAACAGATGAAAGAAGAAGCCCCACCTTTCATGAGTGGCAGGCTCTTCGGTTTTATGTACGGTCCTACAGCGAACATTTCAGTTGAATATGCTGATTATGTGATTGCTAGGAGTTTTGTTGAGGCAATGCAGGAGTGGGTTGACGGCTGTAAAAAGAGTGCCAGTAAACTTAAAGTGCTACAACTATTACAGGGTGTGTCTCATCATATTCCTGGTGTTGTTTCATTTTTAAATGGTATAATATTAACATGCTTTTTCATTAAAAATATTCCTGTTGTTTTAAATCTGCACTCAAGCTACCTTGAAGTGTTGCAATATGGGATTTTATTCTTTTCATCTTTTATGCTTACATCTAAAATTGCCACCTTTCTGGGGAGGAATATAGAATCCGTTATTGATAGATACTCTCCTCTTTCATATGTATCCTTAAATAAAGGTGATGAAAGGGTAATTGATAATTACAAAAAAGAGAAGTCAAGAAATGTTATTAGCTTTTTGTTTTCGATTGCATCAACCGTTTTTTTAGGGGTTGTTTCATCTCTTATAGCTAACTCTTTCTCATCCTTTTAGTTCACCTTTTAAAGTGTTAAGGTTAAGTCATTCATAATTAACTGCCGCCTAAAGGCGGCAGTTAATAGATTTAGATAGAGCTAAGGTTGTAATCGATAAATTTGATTACTTCAATGCCAATCCAGTCATTTAATTCTTTAAAACGCTGCTGCAGCGGTGTCAACTCGTTGCGCACAAAGACCTTTGCCACCTTCTCAATATCGCCCAGGCTGCCGACGTTTTCCGGCTTGCCGCCCATGAGCTGAAACGGGATGCGGTGCGCATCGAGCATGTCGGACGCGCTCACCTTTTTAATATTAAAAAAGTCGTCTTTGGTGGCGACCTCGCTTAACGGCACGATTTTAATCCCGTCGGGTTTGCCGTTCGGTGCATAGAAAAACAGGTTCTTAAAATTGCCGAGCCCTTTCGAGCTGCGCATTGCATCACGCATCGCCTCTACGTCGGTGCTGCTCTGCGCCGCGTCGGTCACGTACATGATGTACCCCGCGTGTGCGCCGTTCTGGTAATACTTGCGACGGAACAGCGTCGCCGATTCATTCAGCCAGGCCGAGTTAAGCGCGCTGAGATATTCCGGCATCCCGTAAAGCTCCTGGTTGATATCCGGCTCCAGCAGGTGAAAGACCGAGCCCGGTTCAAACTGCTGCGGCTGAGAAAAGCCCGGCACCCACCAGTAAACATCCTCCTCCACGCCGCGCCGCGTGTATTTGGCCGGCGAGGCATCCAGCCTGATAACCTTGCCGGTCACGCTTTTTCGCGCCTCAAGAAAGGCGTTACCGAACACCAGAAAATCCAGCACGAAGCGGCTGAAATCCTGCTGTGATAACAGCGGGTGCGGAATAAACGTGCTTGCTAGAATATTGCGCTTCACATAAATCGGCGAGCTGTGATGCACGGCGGCGCGCAGGCTTTTCGCCAGGCCGGCGAAGCTGACCGGCGGCTCGTACCATTTGCCGTTACTGATGCACTCGACATAATCGAGAATATCGCGGCGGTCGAGCACCGGCGTCGGTTCGCCAAACGTGAAAGCCTCCATCTTTTGCGTGCCGGCGGTGGTCGTGGCCGCGCGGTTATCGCGCTGGCGGTTTTTGCGTTTACTCATCAGTAAAACTCCAGAATTGAGGATGATGCCTGGCCGCTCCCGGCGGTCAGCGGCTCGTTTAACAGGGCGTGCATGGTGGCCCACGCAACATCCGCGTGACTCGCTTCCTCGCTGCGGCTCGCCTCATAGGTGGCGCTGCGCCCGCTGCTGGTCATCGTCTTGCGGATAGCCATAAAGGACTGTGTGATATCCGTGGCGCCGGCGTCGTACTCCAGACAGCCGCGGCTGATGGTGTCTTTTGCCTTCAGCACCATCGCGGTTTTGACTTCCGGGCTGTAGCGGATTTCGCGCGCGGCAGGCCAGAAGGCGCGCACAAGCTGAAACACGCCCTGGCCGATGCCGGTCGCATCGATACCGATATACTCGACCTGGTATTTTTCAGTGAGCTCGCGGATGGCCTGCGCCTGGGTGGCGAAGTCCATACCTTTCCACTGGTGGCGCTCCAGAATGCGGAACTTGCCGCCCGAGACAACCGGCGGCGCCAGTACCACGCAGCCGGCGGAGTCGCCGGTATGTGACGGATCGTAACCAATCCACACCGGGCGCGAGCCGAACGGGCGCGCCGCGAAGGGCGAGAAGTCTTCCCACTCCTCCAGGCTGTCGACCATGCAGCGTTGCAGTTCCTCGAACGGAAACACCGAAGCTTTGTCGTCGACGAACTCACACATGAAAAGGTTTCGGAAATCCTCGGCGCTGTTTTCACGCTTCAGCGCGTCAAGGTCGAACAGGTCACAGCCACCGGCGAGCGCGTCCTCAATGGTGACAATCTGGCGCCACTGACCATCCCCGCACAGAATGCCGCCGGCGAGCGCCGCGTGGCTGATATCGATATCCACGCGCTCGGCTGCTGAGGTGCGGCCCTTGTTGAACAGCTCGCCAGACCAGAAAGGAAACGCGCCATGCCCGAGTGTGGAGGGCGTCGAGAAATAGGTTGAGCGCAGGTGTTTCTGCGACGCCATGCCCGAAGCAACCTTACGCAGCCGCTGGAAATTCGGTATCCAGAAAATCTCATCGACATACAGGTCGCCGTTATGGCTCTGCGCGGTGTTGGAGTTGGTGCCGAGAAAAATCAGCTTTGCACCGTTGTTGCCGATGACAATCGGATCCCCTGACAGCTCTACATCCACCCGGCGCGCAAACTGGATAATGTATTCGCGGAACACATACGCCTGCGTTTTGGAGGCGGATAAAAATATCTGGTTATGGCCGGTTTCCAGCGCGCGCAGCAGCGCCTCGCGGGAAAAGTAAAACGTGGCACCAATCTGGCGCGATTTAAGAATGTCGCGAATGCGGTACTCTAACCCGGCTTTGTGCCAGCGCAGCTGATAGTCGAAAGACTCCTCGAAAAAAATCTCCCTGAGTTTCTCAATCGCTTCCTCACTGAAGAAATTCTTTTTCGGCTTGCGGCGGTCGCCTTTATTGCGGTTCGCCACGTTGGGATTTAAATCCGCCTCGTTGCCGGTCTGGCCGTAGCGGTTCACCCTGGCAAGGCGCTCCATCTGACGCGAAAGAAAATCCGCGACTTTAAAGTCATGCGCGGTCAGTTCGGGCTTTGCATAAAGCTGAATCAGTCGCGCCTCAAGCGTGTTCTCGACGCGTTGAATGGGCGCCGTCGCATCCCATCCGTCGCGCTGCTTCCAGCTCTGCACGGTGGGGCGTTTGATTTTCAGCATCTCCGCGATTTGTGGCACGGAAAAGCCCTGCCAATAGAGCAGCGCCGCCTGTCGTCGCGGGTCGTTTAAAAGCGTGGTGTCGGTGGTGATGGTCATGAAAGCCTCGCCGTAAGTGGTACACGGCAAGGCTACTTAAGCGCGCCCGGCGATTCGCTAAGGCGCTGTTGTGTGAAGGCTTATCCATCCGGGATTGATAGCGAAGGAAACGCGGCGCCGGGAAACTAACCCCGAACCCGTAACCCCACTATCAGGACTCCTGACAATGGCAAAAAAAGTCTCAAAATTCTTTCGTATCGGCGTCGAGGGCGACACCTGTGACGGTCGCGTTATCAGCGCCGGCGATATTCAGGAAATGGCCGCGAGCTTTGATCCGCGCGTTTATGGCTGCCGCATCAACCTGGAACACCTGCGCGGCATCCTGCCCGATGGCGTCTTTAACCGCTATGGCGATGTGGTCGAGCTGAAAGCCGAAAAGATTGATGACGATTCCGCGCTTAACGGCAAATGGGCGCTGTTTGCGAAAATTTCCCCGCTCGACAACCTGGTCGACATGGTCGGCAAGGGCCAGAAGGTTTACACCTCAATGGAAATCCAGCCGAACTTTGCCAACAGCGGCAAATGCTATCTGGTCGGCCTGGCCGTGACTGACGATCCGGCAAGCCTCGGCACCGAATACCTCGAATTCTGCCGCACCGCCAAATCCAATCCCCTTAACCGCTTTAAAGCGAGCCCGGAAAACCTGATTTCTGCCGCCACCCTGGCGGAGCTGGAATTTGAAGACCAGCCCGAGACGGTTTTCACGGCGCTGACCGACAAGGTTAAAGCCATCTTCAGCCGCAAGCAGGCGAGCGACGATGCGCGCTTTAAAGACGTGCATGAAGCGGTGACCGCCGTCAGCGAGCACGTGCACGAAAATCTGAGCGCCACCGAACAGCGTATTGCGGCGATGGAAAACGCCTTCAGCGCGCTGAAGCAGGACGTGACCAGCCAGACAACGCAGACCAGCCAGGCGCTTACCGACCTGAAAAGCACGCTCGACAACACCGAGAGCTTTACGCAGCCCCGACGCACGCAGGCGACCGGCGGCGAAGGCGATTCGCTGTCGACCAACTGCTGACCGGCCGCGCCGGCACGCACACCCGTAAATTCACCTGACAACAGGAAAAAACATGCGCCAGGAAACCCGCTTTAAATTTAATGCCTACCTCTCCCGTATTGCCGAGCTGAACGGTATCGACGTCGGCGACGTGTCGAAAAAATTCAGCGTGCAGCCGTCGGTCACGCAAACCCTGATGGATACCGTGCAGGAATCCTCAGAGTTTCTGACGAAAATCAACATTGTGCCGGTGAGCGAACTCAAGGGCGAAAAGATTGGCGTCGGCGTTACCGGCTCCATCGCGAGCACCGCAGACACCGCGAATGGCCATGCCCGCGAAACCGGGGATTTCGCCGCGCTGGAATCCAACAAGTACGAGTGCGATCAGATTAACTTCGACTTTCACCTGCGCTACAAAACCCTCGACCTGTGGGCGCGTTTTCAGGATTTCCAGCTGCGTATCCGCAACGCCATCATCAAGCGTCAGGCGCTCGATTTCATCATGGCCGGCTTTAACGGCGTGAAGCGTGCGCCAACGTCTAACCGCGCTGAAAACCCGATGCTTCAGGATGTGGCGGTGGGCTGGCTTCAGAAGTACCGCAACCAGGCGCCGGCGCGCGTGATGGGTAAGGTCACGGCTGAAAGCGGAGAAGTTGTGTCTGACGTGATCCGCGTCGGCAAGGGCGGCGACTATGAAAACCTCGACGCGCTGGTCATGGATGCCACCAATACCATGATTGCGCCGTGGCACCAGGAAAACCCGGACATGGTGGTTATCTGCGGTCGTCAGTTGCTGGCCGACAAATACTTCCCGCTGGTCAATAAGCAGCAGGATAACAGCGACCTGCTGGCCGCTGACGTCATTGTCAGCCAGAAACGCATCGGCAACCTGCCGGCGGTGCGCGTGCCGTATTTCCCGCCGGATGCGCTGATGATCACCACGCTGGAAAACCTCTCTATCTATTTCATGGATGAGAGCCACCGCCGCGTTATCGAGGAAAACGCGAAGCTCGACCGCGTGGAGAACTACGAGTCGATGAATATCGATTACGTGGTGGAAGACTACGCTGCCGGTTGCCTGGTGGAACATATCAAGGTCGGCACCTTCACCACGGCAGCATCCAGCCCGGCGCAGGAAGGCTAAGCCATGACGAGTCCCGCACAGCGTCACATGATGCGGGTCTCGGCCAGTGAAACCGCGCAGCGGCAGGACAGCCCGCTGCGCCATGCCACTGCTTACGAGCAGATGCTGGTTAAGCTGGCCGCCGACCAACGCACCCTTAAACAAATCCATTCCACCGAGCGTAAGGCGGAGAAAAAGCGCGAGCTGCTGCCGTTCTATCAGCCGTGGGTCACCGGCGTACTTGAGCAGGGCAAAGGCGCGCAGGACGACATTCTGATGACGGTCATGCTCTGGCGTCTCGATGCCGGCGACATTGCCGGCGCGCTCGATATCGCCCGCTATGCCCTGCGCTACGGCCTGACCATGCCCGGACAGCACCGCCGCGCGCCCGCGTACCTCTTTACCGAGGAGGTGGCGCTCGCCGCGATGCGCGCCCATGCCGCCGGCGAGACGGTCAGCACTGCGCTTCTGACCGATACGCTGGCGCTCACGCAGGCCGCGGATATGCCTGACCAGGTACGCGCGAAGCTGCATAAAGTCACCGGCCTTGTGCTGCGCGATACCGGCGAGCATGCCGCCGCGCTGGAGCACCTGCGCCGCGCGATGCAGCTCGACGCACAGGCCGGCGTGAAAAAAGAGATTGAGCGCCTCGACCGGGTGCTGCAACCGAAACCCGCCAGGCCGGCGGCAAAGGCCGCCGCGCCCCGTAAAAAGACAACGCGATCCGCGACGCCCGCAAAACGCGGTCGCCCGAGGAAAAACGCCGTTTAACAGAATGCGCCACGCGCCAGGGCGGCACGCCGGTCAATGCGGGTTTTACCCGGTCTGCGACCGGCGTCCACCGCCCATCCTGACAGGAGAAAGTAATGATGCGGATTATCAGCGGCGAGGAGCAGCCTGGCGGGCCGGCAGACCTCACACCGCCCGGTGATGAGCCGGTGATTAAGAACACCCCGTTTTTCCCGGACGTGGAGCCGAAGCGGGTTCGCGAGCTGATGCGCCTTGAGCAGACCTTTTCGCCGGCGCGCGTTCGCGAGGCCATCTGTGCCGGCATCGCTGAAACCAACGCCGAACTGACGGAATACCGCCGTACGCAGCAGGCCGCAGGCTTTAATCGTCTTGCTGACGTGCCGGCGGATGTGCTCGACGGCGAGAGCGTGCGGATTTTCCTGTACCTGCGTGCTGTCAGTGCGATGGCGACCGCCTCGCTTTACGGGCGCTATCGCGGCGCCGACGCCAGCGGCAAGGGGGATAAAAAGGCCGACAGCATCGACAGTACGGTCGATGAACTGTGGCGGGATATGCGCTGGTCAGTGGCCCGCCTTCAGGACAGGCCGCACTGCATCATAGGGCAAATCTGATGAAAACCTTCGCGTTACAGGGCGACACGCTCGATGCGATTTGTGCGCGCCATTACGGGCGTACGGAGGGGGTTGTCGAGACGGTACTGACTGCCAATCCGGGCCTTGCCGAACTCGGCGCCATTCTGCCGCACGGCACGGCGGTCGAGCTGCCTGATATCGCGCCGGCGCCCGCCGCTGAGAGCCTCAATTTATGGGATTAACCATGGAAAAAATCAGCACCTTTTTAGCCTACTGGCTCTCTGTCCTGCTGGCCTTTTTCGGTGCCATGACGCCGCAGGACGTCGCCGCCTATTTCGGCATGTTCGGCGTCACCGTCACGGTGGCCGTGAACTGGTATTACCGGCGCAAAGAGATGCTGTTCCGCACTGCGCGCAAAGAGGAGGTTATCCGTGAACTCAATCGTTAAACGCTGTGCCGTGGGCGCCGTGCTGGCGCTGGCCGCGCTGCTGCCCGATTACGGGCGCCTGCATACCTCGCCGCAGGGGCTCGCGCTGATTGGCGATCTAGAGGGGTGCCGCCTCAAGCCCTACCAGTGTAGCGCCGGCGTCTGGACGTCGGGCATCGGTCATACAGCGGGGGTGGTGCCGACGCGTGATATTACCGAACGCGAGGCCGCCGTGAACCTGGTCGGCGATGTGCTGAAGGTGGAGAAAGCGCTTGCGGTCTGCGCGCCGGTCGCCATGCCGCAGCCGGTTTATGACGCGGTGGTCAGTTTTTCTTTTAACGTCGGCACCGGCGCGGCCTGCCGGTCAACGCTGGTTTCCTATCTCAAGCGCCATCAGTGGTGGCAGGCGTGTAACGAGCTGTCGCGCTGGGTGTATGTCAACGGCGTGCGCAACCCCGGTCTTGAAAACCGCCGCATCCGTGAGCGGGCGCTGTGCCTGAAAGGAGCACTATGAAAACGCTGATCGTGTTACTTCTGCTGGCGCTCGCCGGTCTGGTCTGGCTGGGGCGCGAAAACAGCACGCTCGCGCGAAGCTTTGAAAAGGCTAACCGCGTGGCCGACGGGCAGAAAGCACAAATCGGGATGCTGAAAAATCAGCTCAGCGTGGCCGTCAGCCTGGCGGATAACAACGAGCGGGCGCAGGTGAGGCTGCGCGGCCAGCTCGACGCCGCGCGCGAGGCGGCGCAGCGACAGGAACAGACCATCATGAGGTTATTCAATGAAAACGACGAATTTCGCCGCTGGTATCGCACTGATTTGCCTGACGCTGTGCGCCGGGTGCACCAACGCCCCGCCTGCGCCTCCGCCGGTCACTGTTTACAACGCCTGCCCGAAAGTCAGCCTGTGCCCGATGCCGGGCAGCGACCCGGTCACTAACGGCGATCTGAGTGCGGATATCCGTCGCCTGGAGCGCGCGCTGGAGAGCTGCGCGCTTCAGGTGGAAGCCGTGAAACACTGCCAGGATGAAACTGATGAAAAAGCCCGAGAGCCTGCGAAAAGCCCTGACTGATGCGCTGCCGGTGCTGCGTACTAACCCGGATATGCTGCGCCTGTTTATCGACAACGGCCAGATTGCCGCCACGCTCGCCGCCTCGCTGTCGTTTGAAAACCGCTACACGCTGAATGTGGTCGTGACCGATTACACCGGCGATATTAACCTGCTGCTTGTGCCGGTGGCAGCGTGGTTACGGGAAAATCAGCCCGATATCATGACCACGGACGACGGCATGAAAAAGGGATTTACCTGGTATGCGGATATCAACAACGACAGCAGCGTCGACGTCAGCATCAGCCTGTTAATCAGCGAGCGCACGCTTGTAAAAGAGTCGGATGGTGCGCTGTATGTCACGGACATACCCGAGCCGCCACCGCCGGAGCCGATCACGCGTCCGGTTGAACTCTATATCAACGGTGAATTTGTGAGTCGCTGGCATGAATGATTTCAGCCCGTTTGAAAAGAGGCTTTCCGCGCTGATTGCCGCCCTGTCACCGGCGGGCCGTCGCCGGATGGCGCAGGATATCGCAAAGACGCTGCGCACCCGGCAGCAGCAGCGCATTAAGGCGCAGAAAGCCCCGGACGGCAGCGCCTACGCGCCGCGACGGGAGCAGCCCGCCCGCGCTAAAAAGGGGCGGGTAAAGCGCGAAATGTTCGCAAAGCTTCGCACCAGTCGGTTTATGAAAGCCAGCGGCAGCAGCGATGCCGCCGTGGTGGAATTTACCGGTAAGGTGCAGCGCATCGCACGGGTGCATCAGTATGGCCTGAAGGATAAGCCTGGCCGCAACGGCAAGGCGGTTCAGTATCCGGCGCGCCCGTTGCTCGGGTTTAATGAAGGCGACCGGCAGGTGGTTGAGGATATTATTATCTCTCACTTTTCGTAATGAAGGTATAATAGTAAAGAGTGATAATTTTTACGGTTAAACAATGCTTGCATTATTAGACTTGGTAAAAGCGGAAAGGTTATTTTATTAATCTTTCCGCATGTTATGCGAAGAGGCGTATTCTCGAAAGCTAATAAAGCATGCTCCAAACTGTAATTTAACTTGCTACAGGTTTTATAACATCCGCCGAGACGCCGCTCTTATCGAGAGATTCCTGTAGTTTGATTTGTGCTTGACGTGAATCCGATGCAAGTTGGACCGCTGCTTCAGTATCTTTTGACATGCTGGTTATTCCTAGTAACTCATTTCTGAGCTCTTTGGATATTTCCTCATAGAAAAAACTTGCCCAATGATATGCGTATACATCGCCAAATTCATCGAAGCCGGATTTAGAGGTAGGGGCCAAATCTATAATCATATTTTTGAGGGCGTCCTTTTTAAATATATCGGGGGGTGTCTTTAAAGCCGGTAGGCTGAGCACTTTCATAATGGTGACAGCGTTGATAATTATAGATTCATAAGTATTAAAGACTTTTTTTGCTCGCTCGCTGAGATACAGTTCCGTCATGGTTCTATCAAATGTTCCATAAGTTCTCAGCTTTTCATCTATATCAATATTACTAATAAGGCCGTTAATGAATGCATTGACTTTGGGGTCGCTTCTTTTTTTGGATATTTCATCTATGTTGATTATTTTTAAATATTCAACATAGATAGTAAATTGACCAAGGAATTGACGCGAACGCATTAGGGTTTCAGCAGCCTCAAAGCGTTTGGCCTGAAGTGTTGAATCTCTTTCCCGACGAGTTGAACTCATAAATGCTCTAATTTGCTCAATCTCCTTTTCGTTCTCTCTTATTTCTGCTTTGAAATTTTCAAGTTTCTTATCAAAACGATGCTCTATAGATTTACCAATAAACTTCGTCAGGGAGGAACGCGTAAAGTATAAAATGGCACCCAATACCGTCGCGGATGTCAAAACACTTACTATCCATTTTAAAATTTCGTTAAGCATATGTGCTCCATGTTCAGGCTGGCAGTACGGGAATAGGTTGGCAGGGAGATTTTATTCTATAAAGATGACTCTATGAAAGGCCGTATCTCAAAATCAAATTTAACTTATCAACCCTCTTAACAAGCCTTGTTGTGTAACATCCCATCGAACTCGACTACCTTGTCGCGCGTCTTGTCCACCGGCATCCTTCCCCTTCATGAACACTCTTAACTCCTTCAGTGAACTTGCCCGCCTGCTGCGCAACATGATCCGCACCGGCGTCATCGTTTCGGTGGACACCGACGCGGGGCGCTGTCGCGTGCAGACCGGGAAAAACGTGACCGACTGGTTGCAGTGGCTTACCCATCGCGCCGGGCGTTCGCGCACCTGGTGGGCGCCCTCGGTCGGTGAGCAGGTGCTTATCCTCGCCGTGGGCGGCGAGCTCGATACCGCGTTTGTGCTGCCGGGCATTTTCTCTGACGACAACCCGCCGCCGTCGGCCTCCGCTGACGCCGTTCACCTCGCCTTTCCTGACGGGGCAGTTATTGAGTACGAGCCCGCAAGCGGTGCGCTTAAGGTTTCCGGCATTCAGACGGCCAGCATCAGCGCGGCGAAATCCGCAACCGTGACCGTGCCGGTCGTTACCGTTACCGCCTCCACACGTATCACTCTCAATACGCCGGAAGTGGTGTGCACCAACAAACTCATCACCGGCACCCTTGAGGTGCAGAAGGGCGGCACGATGAAAGGCAATATCCAGCACAGCGGCGGTGCGCTCACGTCCAACGGCGTGCAGGTCGACGAGCACAGTCACGGCGGCGTTCAGCGCGGCGGAAGCTGGACGGAGGGAACGAAATGACAGCCCGTTACAGTGGCATGAGCCGCGACACCGGCATGACGCTCACCGATGCGGCGCACATCAGCCAGAGCATTCGCGACATTCTCACGACGCCGGTCGGCTCCCGCGTGATGCGCCGCGATTACGGCTCGCTGCTGTCGATGCTGATTGACCAGCCACAAAACCAGGCGCTGCGCCTGCAAATTATGTCGGCGTGCTACATGGCGATCCTGAAGTGGGAGCCGCGCATACGCCTGACCGGACTCACTTTTGAAACCCGCTTTAATGGTGAAATGGTCGTGGAAATCAGCGGCCAGCGCACCGACACTGGCGGCGATATTTCCTTAACCATTCCTGTGAGCTGATAACCATGCCGACCATTGACCTGAGCCAGCTACCCGCCCCCGATGTGGTCGAGGAGCTCGATTTTGAAACCATTCTTGCCGAGCGAAAGGCGACGCTGATTTCCCTGTATCCCGAGGAGGAGCAGGCCGCTGTCGCGCGCACGCTGGCGCTGGAATCTGAGCCCATTGTGAAGCTGCTTCAGGAAAATGCTTACCGGGAGGTTATCTGGCGTCAGCGGGTTAACGAGGCGGCACGCGCCGTGATGCTCGCCTATGCCAGCGGGAGCGATCTGGACGTGAGCGCCGGTAACCTCAACACCGCCCGCCTGACCATCACGCCGGCGGATGAGTCCACGCTCCCGCCAACCCCCGCCGAGATGGAAAGCGACACCGATTTTCGTCTGCGCGCGCAACAGGCGTTTGAGGGGTTAAGCGTGGCCGGGCCGGTTGGCGCGTATGAATATCACGGACGCAGCGCCGACGGGCGTGTCGCGGATGTATCGGTGGTAAGCCCGTCACCGGCCTGCGTCACCGTGACGGTGCTGTCACGTGATAACGACGGCGTGGCCGATGCCGCCCTGCTGGCCGTGGTTGACCGTGCGCTCAATGCCGAAGATGTGCGCCCGGTGGGCGACCGGGTGACGGTGCAGGCCGCCGAGATTGTGCCGTATGCCATTCATGCAACGCTCTATCTTTATCCCGGCCAGGAAGCGGAGCCGATCCGGCAGGCTGCCGAGAGCAAGCTTAAAACCTACATCACCACACAGCACCGGCTTGGTCGGGATATCCGCCGGTCAGCGATTTATGCCGCCATTCATGTCGAAGGCGTGCAGCGGGTGGAGCTGGCAAGCCCGGTCGCCGACCTCGCGCTCGGCAAGCATCAGGCGTCGCTGTGCACCGATTACTCGCTGACGGTCGGAGGTACTGATGAGTGATAACCGTCTGTTGCCGGTGGGCTCGTCGCCGCTTGAAGTGGCCGCCGCGAAAGCGTGCGCGGAAATCACCCGCGTGCCGGTGCCGCTGCGTACCCTGTGGAATCCCGCCACCTGCCCGGTAAGCCTGTTGCCTTATCTCGCCTGGGCGTTGTCGGTTGACCGCTGGGATGAGCGCTGGAGCGAGACCACAAAACGCAGTGTTATCGCCGCCTCGTTTTACGTGCACAAGCATAAAGGCACCATCAGCGCGCTGCGTCGTGTCGTCGAGCCGCTCGGCTACCTGATTGACGTGCGCGAGTGGTGGGAACTCAACGAGACGCCCGGCACGTTTCGTCTTGTGGTGGGCGTGCTCGATAACGGCATCACCGAAGAAATGTATCAGGAGCTTGAGCGCCTTATCTCCGATGCCAAACCCGCAAGCCGGCATCTGACCGGGCTCAATATCAGCCTGAGCGCTGACGGCGCGGCGTTTGTCGGGGCGGCCAGCTACAGCGGCGACACGCTCACCGTTTACCCCTATTTACCCGAGGAGATCACCGTGGGCGGCACGTTAAGCGCCGGCGCGGCGGTTCATTTAATCGATAACCTGAGAGTGACGGCATGACCGCAAAATACTTTGCTCTTTTGACCAACCAGGGCGCGGCGCGGCTGGCGAATGCGGCCGCGCTGGGCACGAAACTTAACCTGACGCAGCTCGCCGTCGGTGACGGCGGCGGAAGCCTGCCCACGCCCGATCCAGCCCAGACGAAACTCATCAACCAGAAGCGAATCGCGCCACTGAATATGCTGTCGGTCGACCCGGTGAACGCAAGCCAGATTATCGCCGAGCAAATCATCCCGGAAAGCGAGGGCGGCTACTGGATACGCGAAATTGGCCTGTATGACGATGCCGGCGTACTGATTGCCGTGGCGAACTGCCCGGAAACCTACAAGCCACAGTTGCAGGAAGGCAGCGGGCGCACGCAGACCATTCGCCTGGTGCTGGTTGTCTCGGCAACGGATGCCGTGGCGCTGAAAATCGATCCGTCGGTGGTCCTGGCTACCCGTAAATACGCCGACGATAAAGCGATTGAGGTGAAGCTGTATATCGATCAACTGATGGAGCAGCACGTCAAAGCCGCCGACCCGCATACGCAGTACGCCCCGAAAGCCTCACCGGCGCTGACCGGAAAACCCACGGCACCGACGCCGGCGCAGAGCTCGAACGATACGCAGCTCGCCACCACGGCTTTTGTGCAGGCCGGACTCGCGGCAAAAGCCCCGCTGGCAAGTCCTGCGCTGACCGGCACTCCAACCGCACCAACGGCAGCGCAGACGGTTAACAGCACGCAGATTGCCACCACGGCTTTTGTGAAAGCCGCGATTGCCGCGCTGGTTGCCAGTTCCCCGGCAGCGCTGGATACACTGAACGAGCTGGCCGCCGCGCTGGGCAACGATCCGAACTTTGCCACCACCATGACAAATGCGCTGGCAGGAAAGCAGCCACTGGACAGCACGCTGACAAGCCTCAGTGGTAAAAGTGTTGCGGGTATTCTTGAATATCTCAGTTTACGGGATATTGCATTAGCGGGAACTGCAAGCGGCACTCTGGGAAGTAGCGGATATGTGACATTCCCGATAATCATCGGTGGAGTGAAGCGGGATTTTATTATTCAGTGGAGCGGGCCTGTTGGCTTCGATCCGGCCACGTCAACGGTCATGAGCAAGAAAATATGGACTTTCCCTACAGCGTTCCCTAATGCCTGTCTGGGCGTTTTTGCCACGATGGCGCGCGCCAATACCTATAGTCCGTCGGCATCGCCAACATGCTCCGCAAAAGATCCGACATTAACGGCCGTTGAGCTGGGCTGTGGTTACTATGCCTCCAGTTCATCGGTTAATGCGCTGGCTATTGGTTACTAAGGAATAAAAAATGCCTTACTTTTCAGCAAAAACGAATGGCTTCTACCCTGAACGACTGCTTGTTAATTTCATGGAGGCCGGCTCTTTCCCGGATGATGCGTATGAAATCGGCCAGGCCGATTATATCGAATTCATAAACCAGCCACCGGCAGGAAAAATGCTCGGTAATAAGGACGGTAAACCCGCATGGGTTGATATTCCTGCCCCAACAAGGGAGGAATTAATTGCGGATGCAAAAGAAGAAAAAAACAGGCTGATCGCTTTCGCAAATAATTTTATGAATGACAGGCAATGGCCAGGTAAAGCGGCTATTGGCCGGCTGAAAGATGACGAGCTGAAGAAGTATAACGAGTGGCTTGATTATCTGGATGCGCTTAATGTTGTGGATGTGGAAGCGGCACCGGATATCGCGTGGCCGTCAGAGCCGCTCTGAACAGTAAGACCCTGATTTCTGCTTTGCTGTTGTACCAGCTCCCCGCCAACCCGCATTGATAGCCCGCCACCCCGGCGGGCCTGAAAATAACACTCACCCCTAACCCCCATGGAGTTAACCGGATGAGTGATTACCATCACGGCGTTCAGGTCGTCGAAGTTAACGACGGCACGCGCGTTATTTCCACTGTTTCCACGGCGATCATCGGCATGGTCTGTACGGCCAGCGATGCCGACGCCGCCACCTTTCCCCTTAATGTGCCTGTCCTGATTACCAACGTGCAGAGCGCCATCGCCAACGCCGGCAAAAAAGGCACGCTGGCCGCCGCCCTTCAGGCCATCGCTGACCAGGCGAAACCCGTCACCGTTGTCGTGCGCGTGGCGGAAGGCACCGGCGACAGCGAGGAGGCGCTCGCGCAGACCGTCTCGAACATCATCGGCGGCACCGATGAAAACGGCCAGCTCACCGGCATGAAAGCGTTGCTGACCGCCGAGGCGGTGACCGGCGTCAAGCCGCGTATTCTCGGCGTGCCGGGCTTCGATACGCTGGAGGTGGCGGTCGCGCTTGCTTCCGTCTGTCAGAAGCTGCGCGCGTTCGGCTATGTCAGCGCATGGGGCTGTAAAACCCTGTCCGACGTCATCGCCTACCGTAAAAACTTCGGCCAGCGCGAACTGATGCTCATCTGGCCGGACTTTATTGCCTGGAACACCACAACCAGCGCCAGCGATACCGCCTTCGCCACGGCGCGCGCGCTCGGCCTGCGCGCCAGAATCGACCAGGAAACGGGCTGGCATAAAACGCTCTCCAACGTCGCCGTTAACGGCGTGACCGGCATCAGCGCGTCGGTGTTCTGGGATTTGCAGGAGCCAGGCACCGATGCCGACCTGCTGAACCAGGCCGGCGTCACGACGCTTATCCGCAAAGACGGTTTCCGCTTCTGGGGTAACCGCTGCTGTTCAGACGATCCGCTGTTCCTGTTTGAGAACTACACCCGCACCGCGCAGGTGCTCGCCGACACTATCGCCGAGGCGCACATGTGGGCGATGGATAAACCGGTCACGCCGACGCTTATCCGCGACATCGTGGACGGCATCAACGCCAAATTCCGCGAGCTGAAAACCGCCGGCTATATCGTCGATGCTCAGTGCTGGGTGGATGAGTCGGCAAACGACAAAGAAACCCTGAAAGCCGGCAAGCTGATGATTGACTACGACTACACGCCGGTCCCGCCGCTGGAGAACCTGACGCTGCGCCAGCGCATCACTGACAAATACCTGGCGAATCTGGTTTCGTCAGTGGCTAACGCTTAAGGAGCAAAAAGCACATGGCACTTCCGCGCAAGCTCAAATACATGAACCTGTTTAACGACGGCCTGAGCTATCTCGGCGTCGTGAAGTCGGTCACCCTGCCGAAGCTGACCCGCAAGCTGGAGAACTATCGCGGCGCCGGCATGAACGGCAGCGCCCCGGTTGATTTCGGTCTCGATGACGACGCGCTCTCGATGGAGTGGACGCTCGGCGGCTTTCCCGATGAGTCCATCTGGTCGCAGTACGGCGCCGCCGGCGCCGATTCGGTAGCCCTGCGCTTTGCCGGCTCCTACCAGCGCGATGACATCGGCGAAACGGTGGCCGTCGAGGTGGTGATGCGTGGCCGCCACAAGGAAATCGACAGCGGCGAAGGCAAACAGGGCGAAGACACCGAAACCAAAATCAGCACGCAGTGCACCTATTTCAAACTCACCATGAACGGCAAGGAGCTTGTTGAAATCGACACCGTGAACATGGTGGAGAAGGTGAACGGCGTCGACCGTCTGGAACAGCACCGCCGCAATATCGGGCTGGCCTGATTTAACCCGGTCAGCCTCTGCTGGCCGGCTCTTTTAACGTATCCATAAAACGAGAACGTCATGACTCAACTTAATGAAAATACTGTCACCCTGGTAAACCCGGTTAAACGTGGCGAGCAGGAAATCAGCACCATTACCGTTATCAAACCCAATGCCGGCACGCTGCGCGGCGTGGGGCTGGCCGCGCTGGCAACCTGTGAAGTGGACGCACTGATTAAGGTGCTGCCGCGCATGACCTATCCAATCCTTACCGAGCAGGATGTGATCGCGCTGGAGCTGCCCGACCTGATGGCGCTCGCCGGGAAGGTTGTCGGTTTTTTGTCGCCGACTTCGGAAGCCTGACGTTCCCGGAACATTTTTCGACGGACGATCTGATAGCGGATATCGCGGTGATTTTTCACTGGCCGCTGTCAGAGCTCTTTTCCCTGAGCGTGTCCGAGCTCATCACATGGCGCGAAAAGGCGCTCCAGCGAAGCGGAAACATGAATGAGTGAAAACGTAAAGCTACAGGTCTTTCTGAAGGCGGTAGACCAGGCGACGCGCCCGTTTAAGCACATCGAGACGGCGAGCAAAGCACTCGCGGGTGAGATTCGCGGCACGCAGAACACCCTGCGCGAGCTCAACGCGCAGGCCGGGAAAATTGACGGCTTTCGCAAGGCCAGCGCGCAGCTTGCGGTGACCGGGCAGTCGCTTGAGAAAGCGAAGGCGGAAGCGGAAGCGTTGGCGACGCAGTTCAGAAACACCGAAAAGCCGACGCTGGCGCAGGGCCGCGCGATGGAATCCGCGAAACGCAAGGCGGAGTCGCTCCAGGCCAAATACAACAGCCTGAGCCAGTCAGTCACACGCCAGAAAGACGAACTCGGGAAAGCCGGGATTAATACCCGCAACCTTGCCGCCGGTGAGCAGCGCCTGAAAACCAGTATCAGCGAAACCACGGCGCAGCTTGCCAGGCAGCGCGAAGCGCTGGCCCGCGTCAGTGCGCAGCAGGAAAAGCTGAACGCGGTTAAGGCGCGCTACCAGAAAGGCAAGGAGCTTGCCGGCAGTGCCGCCGGTGCAGGCGCCGCTGCCGTGGGTATGGCGACAACCGGCATTGTGGCCGGCACGGCGCTGATGCGCCCCGGTTATGAGTTTGCGCAGAAAAACTCCGAGCTTCAGGCCGTGCTCGGCGTGGAAAAGCAGTCAGCGGAAATGCAGGCGCTGCGTAACCAGGCGCGCCAGCTCGGCGACAACACCGCCGCCTCGGCGGATGATGCGGCCGCCGCGCAAATCGTTATCGCTAAATCCGGCGGTGATAAAGACGCGATCCTCGCGGCGACGCCCGCCACGCTGAATATGTCGCTCGCTAACCGTCGCACAATGGAGGAGAACGCCGCGCTGCTTACCGGCATGAAAGCCGCGTTTCAGCTCACCAATGACCAGATAACGCACATCGGCGACGTGCTTTCGATGACGATGAACAAAACCGCCACCGACTTTGACGGGCTTAACGATTCCCTGACCTACGTCGCCCCGGTGGCAAAAATTGCCGGCGTCAGCCTTGAGCAGACCGCCGCCATGGTTGGTGCGTTGCACGATAACAAAATCACCGGATCGATGGCGGGCACCGGCAGCCGTGCGGTTATCACGCGGTTACAGGCACCGACCGGCGAAGCGTTTGATGCACTCAAAGAGCTGAAAGTCAGTACTGCCGACAGCAAAGGCAACATGCGCCCGCTATTCAGCATCCTGAGAGAAATTCAGGCCAGCTTTGAAAAGCACGGGCTCGGTACGGCGCAGCGCGGTGAGTATCTGAAAACCATCTTTGGCGAAGAAGCCAGCTCATCGGCTGCTGTACTGATGCAGGCGGCAACCAGCGGCAGGCTTGACGCCCTGACGGCGGCGTTTAAGGCGTCCGACGGTAAAACCGAGGAGCTAGTAAAAGTCATGCAAAGCAACCTCGGCGGCGATTTTAAAGAGTTTCAGTCGGCGTATGAGGCGGTCGGCACAGACCTTTTCGACCAGCAGGAAAGCTCACTGCGCAAACTGGTGCAGACCGCGACCCGTTACGTGCTGCGCCTCGATAACTGGATTAAAGACAACAAGGCACTGGCAGGCACCTTGACCACGATTGCCGGTGTGGCAACCGCCGTGATCGGCGTCGTGGGGGCCATCGGGCTTGTTGCCTGGCCGGTTATTACCGGGATAAACGCGATTATCGCGGTGGCCGGCAGTCTCGGCACTATCTTCACCGCCGTTGGGGGCGCGATTGCCACCGCCATTGGCGCACTCACCTGGCCGATTGTGGCCGTGGTGGCGGCCATCGTCGCCGGTGCGCTCCTGATCCGTAAATACTGGCAACCCATCAGCGCCTTTTTCGGCGGTGTGATTGACGGCCTGCGCGCAGCATTCGGGCCGGTGGGCGAGCTGTTCGCGCCGTTCAAACCGGTATTTACCTGGCTTGGTGAAAAGCTCCAGGCGGTGTGGCAGTGGTTTAAAAACCTTATCGAGCCGGTGCAGTCAAGTAAGGAAACGCTCGACAATTGCCGCAGCGCCGGCGAGCGCTTCGGTAAGGGGCTCGCCGATGCGCTGCTGCTGCCGCTTAAGGCTTTTAACAAGCTGCGCGAGGGCATTACGTGGGTGCTGGAAAAGCTCGGTGTTATTAACAAGGAATCCGACGCGCTTGATGCCAGAGCCGAAAAGGCAAATGCGGTCGCCTCGCGTGCAGGCGGTATGAGTGGTGCGGCGGCGGCACATGTGCCGGCGGGCATGTTCGGCCAGGCACCGGCCTATCAGGCTTATCAGCCAGTCAGCGCGGCGGGCGTTCTTATATCGACCAGAGCCGCAACCACTACAACATTTCTGTAGCCGGCGGTGCGGGTGCCGGCGGCGCGCCTCTTGCCCAGCAGATGCGCGAGGAACTGGAGCGTATCGAACGGGAGAAGCGCGCACGCAGCCGCGCCAGTATGGGCCATGACGGTTAAGGAGACTGCAAGATGATGCTTGTGCTCGGGATGTTTGTATTTATGCGACAGACGCTGCCTTATCAGAGTATGCAGCGGTCGGTCGATTACCGGTGGCCGTCCAACAGTCGCATTGGCCGGCGGCCCTCTTTTCAGTTCCTCGGCGTGGAGGAGGAGAAAATTACGCTGAACGGCACGCTTTACCCGGAAATCACCGGCGGCAAGCTGTCGCTGAAAGCGGTCGAGCTGATGGCGGAAGAAGGCAAAGCCTGGCCGCTGATGGACGGCACCGGCGTTATTTACGGGCTGTTTGTGATTAACAGCGTGGAGACGACCGGCACCGAGTTTTTTTCTGATGGCTCGCCGCGAAAAATCGATTTTGTCCTGACGCTGACTCGCGTCGATGATTCACTCGCCGCGCTTTATGGCGACCTGAGTCAGCAGGCGCAGACACTTGTCGGCAAAGCCGGCGACGCCCTGCAGAAAGTGAAAACGGTGGCGGGAGGGTTTTTCTGATGCTGTCCGATTTTTACAACGGCGCCGGCATGACGCCGGCCTACATGCTGAGAATTAACGCGAAAGATATCACGACGGTTATCAGCGAGCGGCTCCTGAGCCTGACGCTGACCGATAACCGCGGCTTTGAGGCTGACCAGCTCGATATTGAGCTCGACGATGCCGACGGCCAGCTTGAGCTGCCGATCCGGGGAGCGGTGCTGACGCTGTTCATGGGCTGGCAGGGCGAGGCGCTTATCGGGAAGGGCGATTTTACCGTCGATGAAATTGAACACCGGGGCGCGCCGGACACCCTGACCATCCGGGCGCGCAGCGCGGATTTTCGCGGCACGCTTAACTCGCGCCGGGAGGAGTCTTACCACGACACCACGCTCGGCGCCGTGGTGGAAACCATCGCCACACGCAACAAACTTACGGCCCGGATAGCGCCTGAGCTGGCGCGCATTCCGTTGTCGCATATCGACCAGGCGCAGGAGAGCGACGCCAAATTCCTGACCCGGCTTGCAGAGCGCAACGGCGCTGAAGTGGCGATAAAAGCCGGCGTGCTGATGTTTATTAAAGCCGGTGCCGGCATGACGGCAGGTGGTAAGGCGATCCCGCAAATCACCATCACCCGCAGCGACGGTGACCGCCACCAGTTCGCCATCGCTGACCGTGGCGCCTATACCGGCGTGACGGCTAAATGGTTGCACACCAAAGACCCGAAGCCCAAAGAGGTAAAGGTAAAACGCAAGCCAAAGGTTAAGCACCTGCGCGCGCTGGAGCACCCCAAAGCCACGAAGAAAAAAAAGGAGAAGAAGGAGCCGGAGGCCAGAGAAGGCGAATACATGGCCGGCGAAGCGGATAACGTGTTTGTACTGACGACAACTTACGCCTCAAAAGCCCAGGCGATGCGTGCGGCCCAGGCGAAGTGGGATAAGTTACAGCGCGGCGTGGCGGAGTTTTCCATCACCCTGGCGCGCGGCCGCGCCGAGATTTACCCGGAAACGCCGGCAAAGGTGAGCGGCTTTAAGCGCATCATAGACGAGCAGGACTGGACGATCACAAAGGTCACGCACTCGCTGAATAACAGCGGATTTGTCACTGCGCTGGAACTGGAGGTAAAACTGTCAGATGTGGAATATGACGCAGATGCAGATATAGAATAATTTAATTCTCAAAAAGTGAAATTTTGAGTATCATTTATTCACTTTTTGGGAATCAAGAGGCGTAACATGTTCCATTGTCCAAAATGCCAGCACGCGGCGCATGCGCGCACCAGTCGCTATCTCAGCAGTAATACCAAAGAGCGTTATCATCAGTGCACTAATATAAACTGTAGTTGCACATTTGTTACGATGGAGTCTATAGAGCGCTTTATAGTTACACCCGGAACAGTAATGCCTGCACCACCGCATCCTGTTGTGGGTGGTCAACATCCATTATGGCTCTGATAAATTACCCGCCGCGCGCGGGTTTTTTTATGCCTTCAGTAAAGAGTCAGCAAAAAATCCACCGCCACTTTATCGCCACTCAAAAACATGACAACAAAAAAGCCACCCTCGCGATGTGGCTTAACTATATGATTTTACAACTAAAATTTGGTGGCCCCTGTTGGGTTTGAACCAACGACCAAGCGATTATGAGTCGCCTGCTCTAACCACTGAGCTAAGGGGCCGTGGCGCTGGATTATAAAGTAACTGGCGACGCCAATCCAGTCTCGGTGTCGCGGCTGCTGAATTTGTAAGCAGGCGCGGCGTTAGGCTTTATACTTTATAGATCCGAGAGTTAACAGGAGAGGACATGATTAACGATATTCTTGAGCCGGGTCTGCGGGTGGTCTTTTGCGGGATCAATCCGGGAAAGTCGTCGGCGCATACGGGCTTTCACTTTGCGCATCCGGGTAACCGCTTCTGGAAGGTTATTCATCTGGCCGGGTTTACGGATCGCCAACTGAAGCCTGAAGAAGAGCGTCATTTGCTGGATACGCGCTGTGGCATCACGAAACTCGTGGAGCGCCCGACGGTGCAGGCGAACGAAGTGGACGTAAAAGAATTGCATGAAGGCGGGCGCAATCTCATTAAAAAAATCGAAGATTTTCAGCCGGATGCGCTCGCGGTGCTGGGCAAAAAAGCCTATGAGCAGGCATTCAGCCAGCGCGGTGTGAAGTGGGGTAAACAGAAGCTGAAAATCGGTAAGACGGAAATTTGGGTGCTGCCTAACCCAAGTGGGCTGAATCGCGCTTCGCTCGATAAGCTGGTGGAAGCCTACCGTGAGCTCGACGACGCGCTGGTGGCGCGCGGCAGATAA